CCTAATAGAATCAATGCCATTCTTCTACTATCTGATCTTTATTTTTTTTCAGATGGTTTAAGTGCTTGTTTAACACTACCACTAAGTTCGTAAGTTCTTGCGTTATTCTTTTTACAAATAGGACATTTTTGAGTGATTTTCGTTCCATTGATTGTATATGACATTGTAGCCCCTTCATGAACACCTTTGATCGTTTCACAATGTGTAACCGTGGTTAATACTGTAAATCCAGACTTTTGACGTGCAACACTTACAACACGTGTATCTTCTGGAACTTTCATACATCTAACCATGTATGACTCGAGAGGTGCTTTTACTGCGGAATGTTTAATTTGGGGTTTTTCTTCAAACTTTTTAATTTCGGGGCACTTCTTGAGGTCTTCCTTTTTGGGATACATTTTTTCAACAATTTTGGGTGGTAATTGATGTTTGCGACCGTAAAAATCTTTACAGAAACCATCTCGTCTACCTCTAATAGTCTCACATCTACAAAAACATTTTTGAGCAATTACCGAACCACTCACATGAAACCATACATGATTGGAACTATGAGGTCTTTTCAGATTTTCACAATATTTAGAGTTTGTACTTACCAAAAATGTTTCCTTATGTTTGAATAATTTAGTAACGATTGATAGACTTTGTCCCTCCATATTTTTTCGAATAAAATCTTCAATGAGACACTTTAGTTCATCATTTTGAATCTCATCTTTGGTTTGGGCATCGGTAAATGCACCTTCCTTGATTACTTTAGATGGTGGTTCAACTGTTATGTGTTGAACTTCATTCGTTCTAATTGCAGACATTTTGAGCGTGTCAATATTTGGTTTTTGATCAATCTTGAGAAGAGTACTCAGAGGTCCATGCTTATAAATGAAAACAGGTAAGTAGGCAACTTGTACAATCTTACCTGTACCACCACATTCTTCACATCCACGACCACCACATGGATTGTGTTTAGCCATCTTGTGAGACCATGGCATACGGAAACCACTTCCTTTGGATTTTCGTCTAATATCACCATATACAGAGGAATCTATAATTTCATTCCAATCTATAGATCCTTTTGCTTTTGTTAGAGCAATCAAAATATGTTCTCTCAGTGCCACAGCTGATGACTGATCAACTACAAAACCAGACCAATTCAAGTGAACACCAGTCTTAACAAGTTCACCCGCCTTTTTAGGAGGAGAAACAGATATAAGACATTCTTTGCCACCGTGACGTTTAACCTTATCACAAATAATTTTACAAATATCCTGAATCTCACTTAATGTTAGAGCCACGTCATCTTTGTAGTCTATATCAACGAAGAAATTATAAGTTTCCGTCTTTTGTTCTACTACGTAAAGTTTTTCTCCACTCTTTACAGCTTCTATATACTTTTCATAGAAGTCATTCAATCTATCGAATGGCACGGAAAGGACACCACCGTCCATGAGCACATGCGATAAGTTGGTTGCATTATTGAAATTATTGTGGTTACACCACTTCTTAAACATACCTTGTTATTGATCTTCTTCTCTAAACCATCTCACACAAGAGACATCGTGGTATTCCTGGCTCTGAGAAATTTCCTTCTTAAAAGTTAAAAGTTCATACACAGTTTTCTTTTCATTCTCTTTCGTCCATATATCCACTTCTTCATCACAAAATCCTCGATTTTTTTTCAAAAGTTCTCTAATCTGTAGAAGGATGTAAGCCTTTGACTTCATTCTATTTAATAGAGAAGGTTTTTCTATTGAGAGAAGTTACACACGAATAAAACTTTGGGTTTTTCAAAACATTGTCAATTATAAGTTTCCACTGTCTACGTGAATTGAAATCCTCGAGTGTGTCAAAACTCATATAATCATTTTCATCATAAGTCTTTTTTATTGGTAGCTTCTGTATCTTCCTAAGATTCATCTTCTGCTTCTCTTCGTAAAATTTTCTTACCAGTGATTGTTGGTAATTTCTATTATAGTCCACATAGAATACAAATACATTGTATTCCAAATCTATCGTGGGACTCTCTTTAACTGTAAACTTAAATTCGGTATATTCACCGTTTTTAAGTGATACAACACCACGAGTCTCTTCCTCTAATTCTCTTAGGGCACATCTGATCGGGTTGAAAATTTCTCTCCGCCTGCATCCACCTGTGACAAATATCCATTCCTTAAACCTTCGGTCTCTAACTGTAAGAAAACGAGGCTTATCGTCAACGAAACTGACAGGTATAGCTATAGCTTTGTATTTTTTCATTGCGCATTCGCAAGTTATAATAACCGGATATGTTTATTCCTCCTTCTTTTCTTCAGCAACCTCACATTCAACCTCTGGTTCATCTTCGGTAACCATAGGAGCCTCGGGTACCCTCATCCTCTGAATGAGGGTACTGGAAAAGTTCTTAAGACCTTCAAGGTCCTGCTTCTGCTTGTTCATCTCCTTGAATAGGAAAATGACACCAGCGATAGCTACGATGGTGGCTATCATCATGAGGGTTTCACGGTCCATTGCAATCATTATAACTTAGATACACACCTTCTTTTTAAGTATTCTACACGATAGCACCCATTTGAGTTCTTCCTGATGGTGGACAATCATATGGACTTTGGGCAAATTGGACGGATTGGTAATGCGTATCTTCACATGATTTCTGGGTATGTGCTGTGGGGTGAGCAACATACTTTTCAAGTGTCCTGGATTTAGGATCATACGACAATACAAAAACGATGGCGAGTAGGAAAACTACGTTCCACATATGTTTTATTAGTTACAAAGAGATTTAATTACTGTAAAGGAGACCTCCCATACCATTTTCCACACGTAAAATGTTGTAATTCACTGCATAAATATCCTGGTCGGAATCATTACGGTCGTTTACGATACGAGCAGAGTCGAGGCGGCTGAAATTCAGGCTACCAGTTGGCTGAACCTTACCGGCGTCAAGGCAGAAGGGGTAAAAGAAGAGCTTCTCAACGGTAGCAGAAGCAACCGCGGATCCGGCGTTAGTAGTGTGGTAGTAAAGGGGAACCACNGANAANTTGGGNTTGGCAAATTTGAAGTCCGCAACGTCGGTACCATTAATCTGAAGCTTAAGCTTATTATCAACAGAGCCATCATGACCGAGAATGTTCACCGCGGAACCCGAATCAGCAGCCGCCAAATACTTGACGGGATGATTCAGGTTAAGCTCCTGAATCTTGGCACCAGACTTAATAGTCTTCTGGACCTGGGTAATCAGTAAGTTCTGAGGGTTGGAAGCGAAAAACTCACGCTCCTGGGTATCGAGGTACGCATAATTGGCATAGATATCCCACTTGCGACTGGAATCACTGGCGTTAGCACCCCATGTGATTCGAAGCTCCACGTCGTGATACTGGAGGGCAATGAGTGGAAGAGCAGTCTGCCAATTCTCACAGAAAGCAAAACGGAGAGGGTAGAAGTTCTCATTTGTAGAACCACCGAAAAGATCACCCGCGACGGACTTGGAAGAAGTGGTAGCGGAGAGAGTAGGAGCAATTAGGGTAGAGTAAGTAGAATCCTGCTCATCAATAACCTGTCCACCCACGAGGACCTCGACCTTGTCAATAAGATCTGTCCAATCAGACTCCGCTTGTACAAGAGATCCATTGTTGCATACTAAGTACACATAGTTGAGAAGGTCACCCTTGCGCTCGAAACGCACAGTTGACATACCATTGTTGGACACGTTACCCTGGATCACCTGACGTTCCACGGTTTGGGAAAAGTTAGTATAGCGCTTATAGGTAGACCTGAAAAAGCTGATTTCGGGTTGGCCTACTAGGTGCACGTCCTGTGCACCCACGGCTACGAGTTGGGCAATACCACCAGACATTTTATATTATAGTGAGACTTTATTTTTTTAAGTGTGAGTCACCACGATATAAAATATAAATTTATAATTTCATCATGTAATAGAGTGCATAATAAGGGTTTGTTATAGTTATTGAAGCACTATTCCCAGCATTAGCCATATTAGCAGTGTGAGAGTGATTCGCGTTAGAATTCTGTCCATTGTGTGCATGATTGGAATTGTGTGCCCAGATGTAGTGCGTGTGCACCCCGGGACCATACTCAGTACCGTCGTTCATGTTGTTCGTCGCTTGAATTGCGTATCCAGTACCTGGTACGTTATAGTTATCCCAACCGGGTAAACGTCTCCAAGATATCCCGTACATATTGTGCCCGTGGTTCCCGCTGTTGTTACTATTATGTGCGTGTGGACAATTCTTGGTAGAGGAGTTATGACTATGAGTATGATTTGCACTGTCTACTTGATGATTATGAGCATGTTGTGGTAATTGATCGTCAGTCAATGTTATACTGTCCGCTCCACCTTCCTGACCAACGTTGGTATCCCCATTGGCACCACGAACAAATCTGTCCCTTAGATCTGGAGTTCCGTTTTGACCATCACAAATAGTCCAACCTGTAGGAATAGCAGAAAGCAAACCGCTCCATAAAAGAATAAATCCAGTTGGAATGTGTGCATTAGCTACCCCAGCAACATTTATAGAAGCTGCTTTAATCCCGCCTTCTACACGTAGTCTATAGCTTCCCGGATCTGTTGTACCAATGCCAATATTTCCATCGAAAACGTCAATCTTCGTTGTCATTGCTATTATTAATAGTATACAATTTTTTTAAGTTAATAAATAAACGTATCACGTTTTCATAATATAGTAGAGTGCACGATAGAGGTTTGTTGTAGTAAGAGATGAGTTTCCCCCCGCCTGTCCAATTTGAGTTGCGTGGTTATGTGGAGCATTATTGGTATTACTATTGTGGTCATGATGTACATTCACGTAGGAGGAGTTATGTCCGTGTTGAGGATTGTAGCCGGTCGACTGACTATTATTATTGGTTAATGGCCAAACTGCCCATCCACCGACACCCGACGGCGTGTGATTCATATTATCCCAACCGGCTAAACGTCTCCAACTAACCCCATATATGGCATGCTTATGATACCCAGAATTTCTAGCACCGTGTAAATGATTGGCATTGTGTGCATCAAAGTGATGTGTATGTGTAGAATTGGCGGCTTGGGTCCCGACTTGGTGAGTATGTTGTGGCAATTGATCCGCAGACATTGTTACAGTGTTCGATCCACCGGTAGTATTTATAACTGTGGGAGAAGGTGCTATATCTCCAGCGGCAGCGCGAACAAATCTGTCCCTTAGATTTGGAGTTCCATTAGAACCATCACAAAGAACCCAACCCGTAGGAATAGAAGCGAATAGACCGTGCCAAATAGCAATTGCACCGGACGGGATATGTGCATTAGCTACCCCAGCAACTTCCATAGAAGTTGATTTAAGCCCGCCTTCTACATGTAATCTATAGCTTCCCGGATCTGTGGTGCCGATTCCGAGATTACCACCAAATGTACGAATCTTTGTTGTCATCGCTATTATTAATAGTATACAATTTTTTTAACTTAATAAATAAACATATCACGTTTTTAGCATAATATAGTAGAGTGCGCGATAGTGGTTTGTTATAGTAAGAGCTGAGTTACCGCCTGCATTCCCAATTTGAGTTGCGTGGTTATGTGGAGCATTATTGGTATTACTATTGTGGTCATGATGTACATTCTCGTGGGAGGAGTTATGTCCATGTTGAGGATTGTAGCCGGTCGACTGACTATTATTATTGGTTAATGGCCAAACTGCCCATCCACCGACACCTGACGGCGTGTGATTCATATTATCCCAACCGGCTAAACGTCTCCAACTAACCCCATATATGGCATGCTTATGATACCCAGAA